AAAACATCGCTCATTCGATGATCTTGTTGACCTCGTTGGCAGTTGGGCTATTCACAAAGGTCTTGTATCTGAGGCTAATGCGACTCGCCAAATGCTTAAGGTTATGGAAGAAGTCGGAGAGGTGGCAGGAGCTTTAGCTAAAGGAAATAGAGACGACCTGATCGACGCTATTGGTGATAGCTTTGTGACTCTTATCATCCTTTCCAAGCAGATGAGCATTGATCCAGACTATGCTCTTGGAGTTGCATACGATGTCATCAAGAACAGGAAGGGCAAGACAGAGAACGGAGTATTCATAAAGGACAAGTAAACGGAAACCCTAAATAATATGTTAGACACCCTTGTAACTGTGGTTGATTCGCTGCCAGCGGCAGTAGACACCATCGCAGCTGTTGCAGATAGTGCAATGGTTGCTGTAGAAGCACCGAACGAAGCGAGTGCTGGAACCAGCTGGGTCGCGCTTGGAAATCTCATGGAGATCCTTGTGGCCTTGATGGTGTTGGCTAAAGTTGTCATCAACTTAACGCCGACAGAAAAAGACAACAAAGTCTTTGGACTTGTTGATTCTATCTTGAACACTATCGTTCCAGATAGAAGAAAGGCGTAAGCCTTTTTGGTCAGGTAGCGATAGAAGAAAGGCGTAAGCCTTTTTGGTCAGGTAGCTCAACTGGGAGAGTGGTTGGTTTTTACCGATCGGCTGTGGGTTCGAATCCCTCCCTGACCGCAATCGCACCCGTAGCTCAGTAGGATAGAGCAACTGCCTTCTAAGCAGTCGGTCACAGGTTCGAACCCTGTCGGGTGTACAATTCAATTCAAATGAAGGTTAAACTACTTAACATCACCCCTGATGCTGAAAGGCATATCGTCGAAGTTGCGCGTGTTTCTAGCTCTCGCGAGAATAAGAAGGAGAATTATGAATCGCTCGTAAAGTACCTCATCGTAAACAAGCACTGGTCTCCATTCGAACACTCTTTTATGACGTTCGAAATAGAAACCAGCAAGGCTATCGCCATCCAGCTTCTTCGCCACAGGAGCTTTACGTTTCAGGAGTTTAGCCAGAGATACCAAGACGTAAACCAGCTTGGTGAGATGTTCGAGCCTGTAGAGTTGCGTTATCAGGCTGCGAATAACAGGCAGTCATCTACAGAGCCAGTAGAAAACTCTGTGCTTGATAGTAAAGTGAAGATGGTGCTTGCTGCATGTGAGCAGCTATACAACAACCTTATTGAGTGTGGGGTATCTAGGGAGACAGCTCGAATGATCCTCCCTATGACTACCAAGACGAAGATCCATATGAGTGGAAGCGTACGCTCTTGGATACACTTTTTAGACATCCGTGACGACACTCACGCTCAGTTAGAGATACAGATGATAGCCAAAATTATAAAAGCTATCTTTGCAGAGCAGCTCCCTTCAATAGGGAGGGCGCTTAAATTTAACTAAATGAGTTGTCTTGTAGACGTAAAAGGATACCAAGAGAAAGGGATCGCCATCGATCCTAACGGAACCCATGGAGACGCAATCGAGCTTCATGGGCTTCTTGTTGTATTGCCTAAGCAGCCTCAGAAGAAGGACATACTGTTCCATGAGCTTCCAAAGAACAAGCAGTTCTGGAGAAGGGTAGAGGTTCCCGCTGAGCTTTCCAGGATAAAAACGATGGATGAGTGGATGGAAAGACCGCAGGAATTTAGAAACAGATATTCCCCTTTCATCGAGAAGGAATTTAAAAGGAGAAGAGACGGGGTGTGGTTCTACAACAACGGAGTCCCTATATATATAACTGGGAGGAACTATATGTTCTTGCAGTGGACGAAGATGGACATAGGCTATCCTAACTTTCTAAATTTTCAGCGTGAGATATTTCTTCATCTGGCTGCTTGCGAGGTTGACGACCGTTGCCTTGGTCAGCTTTATACTAAGTGCCGTCGTTCTGGCTATACCAATATATGTTCCGCTGTACTTGTGGATGAGGCTACACAGGTTAAAGATAAACTTCTTGGTATACAGTCGAAGACTGGTAAAGACGCTCAGGAAAACATCTTCATGAAGAAGGTGGTGAACGTATTCAAGAACTACCCATTCTTCTTCAAGCCGATCCAAGACGGTACAACTAACCCTAGGATGGAGCTGGCGTTCAGAGAACCGTCGAAAAGAATCACGAAGTCTAACAAGACGTCTAGGATGGGGGACGCTTTGAATACGATCGTCAACTGGAAGAACACCACGAATAACGCATATGACGGTGAGAAGCTGCACATGCTCTACCTCGACGAAGCTGGGAAGTGGGAGAAGCCGTCAGATATAAAGGAGGCATGGAGAATCGAGAGGACCTGTTTGATCGTAGGTAAGAAAATCATAGGGAAGGCGCTGGTAGGAAGTACCGTGAACCCTATGGACAAAGGTGGGCGCGAATACAAGAAGCTATGGAACGATTCAGATCCTGGAAAAAGAAACCAGAACGGAAGGACGGTGAGCGGTCTGTACTCTATATATATACCAGCTTACGAGGCACTAGAGGGTTTCTTTGACATATATGGGAACGCAGTCGTAGAAAACCCAGAAAAGGAAGTGCACGGGATAGACGGGGAAAAGATTGCTATAGGGGCTAAGACGTTCTTGAAGAACGAGCGTGAAGCACTCAAGCACGACCCAAGGGAGCTAAACGAAGTTATCAGGCAGTTCTCTTTTACTGAAGACGAGGCATTTAGGGACAGCATCGAGGGAAGTATCTTCAACATCGGTAAGATATACCAGCAGATAGACGCTAACAACGACCTATTCCCGAACCCTGTAGTTACAGGGAACTTCATGTGGAAGGACAAGGATAAAGAGGTGATGTTCTCTCCTACTCCGCAGGGTAGGTTTAAGGTGTCCTGGATGCCACCTCAAGAGAAGAGGAATGTGATCAGGGAGGAGAGAGGAAAGTTAGTTCCGCCTAACGGTCACATAGGATGCGGAGGGGTGGACACGTACGATATTGATGCAACGGTAGATGGAAGGGGATCTAAAGGCGCCATGCACTTATACAATAAGTTCAACATGGAGGTCCCATCTAACATGTTTGTAGTAGAATACAACTCCAGGCCAGACTTGGCTAGCATCTTTTACGAGGATGTGCTTATGTGTGCTTTCTTCTATGGGTATCCGCTGCTAGTAGAGAACAACAAGTACGGGATATTTAGGTACTTCGAGTCAAGGGGATACGAGGAGTACTTGATGGAAAGGCCAGACTTCTTGAGATCTGCGAACTCTCATGCAAACGTGAAGACGAGGGGGATACCATCCAGCTCTGCTGACGTTGTTCATGCTCACGCTCAGGCTATCGAGAACTTCATACACAACCACGTTGGCATGAATAACGAGACGTTCGAGATGGGGAATATGTATTTTAACAGAACCCTTGAAGACTGGATAGGATTCGATATAAATAACAGGACCAAGTTCGACTTAACGATCAGCTCTGGATATGCGCTGCTTGCCGCTCAAAAAGCTAAAGAAGAAAAGAAGCCTTCTTCGTTTGTAGACAAGACGTTTTTCAGAACATATAAGATAAAAGAGTGGCATAGGTAGTTTGATTATATTTGCGGAAATATCGCAAATACGCCTTTTAATGTACAAAAGCGGAAATAAAAATAGAGGTGTTCAGCTTTCTTCTGGGAACTTCCCGAATCCTTTAGCTTCTTCCGAGGAAAAGGCCACATCTGCGTATGGGTTGGCGTATGCGAAGGCAATATACAAGCAGTGGGGGAAATTCGACGAGGACTCTTCTTTGTATAGAAAGAGATACAAGACGTTCGAGAGAAACAGAGATTATGCTAACGGTACGCAGGACACTGTAATATATAGACAGTTGCTTACTTCTTCCGATCCAAATAACGGAGACGGAAGCATGATGAACATAGACTTTACTCCAGTTCCTATACTCCCAAAGTTTGTAAGGATTGTAGTAAACAAGATTCTGTCTCAGGCGCCATACCCGAACGTAGAAGCTATAGACCCTCTGTCTTCTTCGGCAAAAGACAAAGAGAAGAGAAAGATGGAGATGCTTATAAACTCTAAGCAGGCTCTTAGTGATATAAAACAAAAGACTGGCATGACCATCGGAGTAGATCCAGATGAGTTACCAGACACGCTTGAAGAAGCAGAGATCTTCTTCGGTCAGAATATAAAGACTACCGCAGAAGTAGCCGCTCAAATAGCTACTAACTTGACGCTTGAGTGGAGCGACTTTAACGACAATATTTTCAGACGCTGTGTAAATGACATAGCCACTGTAGGTATGGCTGTGGTCAAGAGAAATAACGACCCTAACTACGGTATAGTTACTGAGTATGTAGATCCTTCAAACTTCATACATAGCTACACCGAAGACCCAAATTTTTCTGACATGACGTATGCTGGTCACGTAAAGCATATGTCCATACAGGAGCTTAAGAGAATTGCTGGGGATCAGTTTACAGAGGAGGAGTATGAAGAGATAGCGAAAGCAGCTCAGAAGATGTACAGCCTCGACGTAAATGGACTTAGTAGAAGGCAGTACGATAGCGGGACTGGCAGCGTTAGATATGGGTACGACGAGTACATGATAGACGTACTTGACTTTGAGTTCTTGTGCAACGATGTTATTTATTTCGAAGAGAAAGAAAACAGACACGGAAACATAGGATTCCATTACAAAGGAGAAGCATACAAAGCCCCTCAAAACTCTGTGTTCGAAAGGCGTCCAGTTAAGCTGGACAACATGGTGGTATACGGTGGGTCTATGGTTATCTGCTGCAATAAGATCTTCAACTACGGAAAGAAGACCAACATACCTAAGAATATACACGACATATCTAGAGCGTCTCTCTCGTATTCCGCTGTGGCCGTAAACATAAGAGACATGATTCCTAAGTCTATGGTAGACAGCTGCATAGGGTTTGCCGACCAAATACAACTCTCTCACCTCAAGCTCCAGCAGTCTATAGCTAAGGCGAAGCCAGACGGAATCATTATCGACATCGAAGGATTGGAGAACGTGCAGCTTGGCAAAGGAGGCGATCTCCAACCGCTTGAGCTACATGATATATACGAGCAGACTGGCGTATTCTATTACAGAAGCAAAAACCCAGAGGGCGGATTCCAAAACCCACCCATCAGAGAGATAGGGAACACTATAAGAAACATCAACGAGCTTATAGGTATATACAACCACTATCTCAGGATGATACGGGACACCACTGGCATCAACGAGGCCATGGATGGTTCGTCTCCGAAAGGGGATCAACTTGTTGGGGTTAGACAGCAGGCTATTAGCGCTGGAAACAACGTTCAGAGTATATGAGAACGCCATCGGCGCTCACAATATGAAGGTGATCTCTTCTTTCTCTGACTTGTACATGTTCAACTTCGGTATCACCGTAGTGAAGGACATGGAGGAGATCGAGAAGCAGTATCTAGAAAATAACATACAGATTTCTCTTGCTCAGAAAGAGCTTGACATAGAAGACGCTATAGCTATACGTCAGCTTAAGGACATCAACCAAGCAGAGAAGCTGTTGATCTTGAGAAGAAAAAAGCGTATGGCTTCTCAGCAGCAGATGGCTATGCAGAACTCTCAGATGCAGGCACAGATGCAGCAGCAGTCAGCAGCCCAATCCGCAGAGATCAGGATGCAGGAGTTGCAGGCCCAGTCTCAGATAAAAGCTCAGGAGATGCAGTTGGAGGCTCAGCTGAAGGTTCAGGTTGAACAAGCTCTGCATGAGCTAAGAAAAGAGATAGAACAGATAAAAGCAGAGGCATACGCCTACTCAAAGGACGCAGATAACTCGTTCAAAAAAGAAGTGGAGAACATGAAGGAGGACAGGAAAGATGAGAGAGTTAAAAAGCAGGCTGTTGAACAGAGCAAACTGATTTCTCAGAGAGAGGGGAAGAGAGGCGAGCTGGAGGAGATAAGAGAGCAGGCGGCTGAAGCAGCTCAACAAATTTCAAATGGAATCATTTCAAGAATATTAGGAAGATGAGCAACGTAGTAAATCTAGATGTCGCAAAAAGAGTAGACATCATATGCAGGAAGGGCGATACGTTTAAGCTTGAGATAGATCTTAAAGCGGCTGATGGAACTTTGGTTCCAGCTGGAGCTTATAATTATAAGATGGAGGTTAGGGCTTACGACTACGCAAATACTTCGTACACAGACCCAGCTGGAGATGCTGATGCTACAATAATTCTTTCTACTGAAGACGCCGACCCAACGCCTACGCCTGTAAAAAAGATAACTTCAATTAACAATGTTGCTGGGAAAGCAACATTTGGCGTTACGAGTGCCATCATGAAGACAGTTGCTGCTGGATTGTATGTGTACGACATAGAGGCAACTTCTACTGGACCTACTCCAGAAACGCAGACTTGGTTGTACGGAACATTTAAGATAAACGAAGACATATCTGTGTGATGAATGTTGGATTCACCTTACCTCCAGGAAATTCAATATCTATAAACGTACCAGAGTCTCAGTCGATAAAGACTGTGACCTCTGAGTTCGCAACCATATCTATAACCTCTGACAATCAGGTGTCGCTGGATATTACTACGCCAGCGAACAATAGTCTTTCTTTCTATCCACCTACACAGTCTGTAGTAAAGACGAGTCTTGAAAGACAAAACTCTTTATCTATATACCCATATAATCAAATACCTGTAGTAGAAGTTGTTCAAGGAACAGATGCCAAATATGGGGTGTTCTACTCTACGTCAATGCAGCCATCTTTGGGTGCTAACGTAAAGAACACTATGTCATTCCCTACAGCAGACATAGCCAGTGGAATTACCGTTGTAGACGGAAACAAACTTAAGTTTCTCACCTACGGTGTTTATAACGTACAGTTCTCTGCTCAGTTTGACAAAACAGATTCTGGTGTTGATCATGCTGACGTTTGGTTCTCTCAAAACGGAACAGACGTAAAGGACTCTAACACCAGAATTGAGCTTGATAAGAATGACGCCAAAATGGTTGCTGCCTGGAATTACTTAGTAAGGGCAGAAAATGACGACTATGTTCAAATACATTGGGCTTCACAAGATCCAGACGTTCGGCTTTACTATGAGGATCCAGCTTTTACAGGTCACCCGTTACCTGCCAGGCCAAGAATACCTTCCGTAATAATTACAGCGCATTTAATAGCTAGTGCTGTTGCTGGACCACAGGGGCCTGCTGGACCTGCTGGACCACAGGGACCAGCTGGTGCTACGGGGGCTACTGGCCCTGCGGGGGCTACTGGTGCTCAAGGTGCTCAGGGGCCTCAGGGACTTGCTGGTGCTGCTGGAGCCCAAGGCCCTCAAGGACCGAAGGGTGATACTGGAGCCGAAGGCCCTCAAGGGCCGCAAGGTGTTGCTGGGCCTGCTGGCGCCGCTGGAACGACTGGAGCACAGGGCCCAAAGGGGGATACAGGCGATACTGGGCCTGCTGGCCCTACTGGACCCGCTGGGCCAACTGGTGCAACAGGACCAACTGGAGCTACAGGTCCTGCTGGGGCAAACGGAAAGTCCGTTACTGGGGTGTCTGTTTCAAATAGGTCGGTTACAACAACCCTTAGCGATTCTTCCACAGTAAACGGAAGTTTTGCTGTAACCCAAACTAGTATAGACGCTCCAACAGAAACTGCGTCGGGGTCTGGTTTCTATTGGAATGGATCAGCATTCGTTGCCAAGGAATTTGTAAATCCAAACACGGAAGGCATAACCGTTAGCCTTCCTTCTGGTAAGTCTTTTGGGAAGTATGGGCACGGAAGCACTATACATATAGGCAACGCAAGGTCCATGCTT